ATCATTACCATGTTTGGTTGAGGATCATGTCTTCGATGATATCAATACTATACCTAAACAACATATTAACGCTGGATTAAATAACCTATTTGGTGAGGTCATATGGTTTTATCCAAACTCAGGCTCTGGTGTTGTAAATAGAATGGTTGCTTTTAATTATCTAGACTCAAGTCCCGAGCGACCGGTGTGGACTACAGGCACACTAGCAAGAACAGCATGGGAGGATTCTGCTATATTTGGTAAACCACACGCAACAGAGTACGACGCTAGCGCAGAGACATCAGATACAGATGTCAACTATGTGCATGGTAATACTGATGGAGCTTCAACATATTATGAACATGAGACAGGTTTAAATCAAGTTAAGTTAGGACAGACAACAGCTATTTCAGCTAATATACAATCAGGAAGTTTTGATATTGGCGCACAAGGGTTAGCAGGTGATGGTGAGTTTATGATGAAGATAAGAAGAGTTATACCAGACTTTTTAGCACAGACAGGTAATGCAAGAGTTACATTAAATTTACGAGACTTTCCAAATGACACAGCAGCTAGTTCTACGTTAGGACCATTTACAATATCTAGTGGAACACAAAAGATTGACACAAGAGCTAGGGCTAGAGAGATATCTTTAAAAGTAGAAAACACTAGCACAAATCAGTTTTGGAAACTGGGAACATTTAGAATAGACTATCAACCGGATGGTAGAAGATAATGCCATTAAATAAAAAAGGTAAAAAGATAATGAAGTCTATGAAAAAACAATATGGTAAGAAACGTGGTGAACAGGTTTTTTATGCATCATTAAATAAGAAAAAAATTAAGGGGGTTAAAAAAGCATAATGGCAAAGATAGTACAATCATTAACACAGCCACCAAAAGAGTATGATCAAATCTCATTTTTATCTTTAGTTAGAGATTTAAATGGTTTGATAGAGAAATTAAATACTACTTTTCAAGAGGAGAAAACAGAAGACAACGATGCGATTGTTTTCTTTTTAGGATAAATATGGCTAATGTTTTTATAAGTAAAAAAGCGGATTTGACATCTACAGATGCTACGACTTTATACACGGTGCCATCAGCTACAACTGCTATTGTTAAGTCAATATTGGTTAGCGATGATAGTGGTAGTGGGTCTAATATCACGATAGATGTGGTCGTGTCTCTTGAGTCTGTTTTCAATGTTGCACACCAAAAGACCATATCTGCTAATACCCCGACTGAGATATTAACAAACCCATTGGTAGTTGAGACTGGAGAGGTAATAAGAGTCACGGCTGGCCATGCAAATAGACTACATGTATTACTTTCAGCTATGCAGGTAACACCTAGAACCGTTACAACATAGTCTTGATTTACTTGCGAAAAGCGAGTAATACTGTAAATTCAGGTGAAATCCCTGCCTTTTTAAAATAAACAATATTTAACATATATGATTAACAGAGCAAAAATGCCAAGACAGATGTACGGACTAGGTAGCCTAGTTAAAGATCGTATCAGAAAACTTATACCCAATGAGTTAGCGAGTGTGGCTGTTAAAGCTGCACCATTCGTTGCACCATTTAATCCTGCTGTAGCTGGGTTGATGAGAGGTATTGGTAGATTTGATCAAAGAGGTAGTATCAGTGATGCACTAAAACAAGGTGCTGGAACTTTTGCATTTGGTGCAGGAGTTAGAGGTTTAGGTGGAGCAGATCCTTTCGGCGGTGGATTAAGAGGTGGTTTTACCTCTCCGTTGAGTCCAGAAAGAACACAACAGTTTACTAGTTTGTTTGACAAGCAACAAGCAACAGATGCAGGATCAAAATTGTCAGAACAAATGAGTGAAGTTTCTATACCAACAGAAAAAAAAGGAGTAATATCAGTTGCAAGAGATTTAGCAAGAGCAGGTATTAAAAAACTACCAGATGGGATTGCAGCACAACTAGCAGCAGGTGGTATTACTGCAGGTGCCTCTTTATTAGCGAGTTATTTTCAAGGAGATTTTAGAGAACAAGAACCTGGTGAAACCATGGAAGAGTATTTAGCTGAAAGAAAAAAATATGTAGGAACACAGATGAGAACCTACATGGATAATTATTTTGCAAATGACCCAGAGTATATGAAACTAGACGATGCAGGCAGAGATGCATTTGTAGCCAGATACAATATTCGTGATGGTGGTAGAGTGGGATATCAAGCTGGTGGTCTTAGCATGCTTAGCACGTTAGCACAAAATATAGCTCGTAATAAAGCTGCACAAGCAGCGTTTCAAAAGTCAATAGAACCTGCACGAAAAAGAATTAAACAAACAATTCAATCAGGAGTAGACAGAGCACAAAATATTATTATGAACCAAGCACCAAATAGATTTATAGATTATTTAAGTGGGCGAACTGAACCTGTTACTAATTTGTCTGAAATTGCTTCTACTCAATCCACTAGAGACGCTATTAACAAAGGTATTTTAAGTTCTTTAAAAAGAAATCAAGTTACAAATCCCATGGGAGCACAAAATTCTTTAGTAAAAAGCACTGACTATGGTGGGTATAAATTAGGAGAAGCTCAAAAAAGCATAGACGCAAGTTCCTTAGGAGATTTTTTAAAAAAAGCAGCACCTTCAATGGGAGGTGAAATAGTTCAATTTGCAGACACTATGCTTGGAAGTCCTCAAGATCAAATAGCAAATACTTTAGGAGATTTTACTTTTCAATATAAACCACCAAGTTATGATTTTGATGATGACTATATGGGTATTAAAGATAAAGTTGATTTTCCAACTACAGGATTTTTACCAGGTAGTGCTTACGACGTTAATGTTGAGTTAACAGACCCTGATACTAAACAAAAAATAAGAGAGCAACTATTTAAAGACGCACCAACCCCGACACCTGATGCTGGTACAGTTTCACAAGAAGGTTTGTTAGAGGGTGTCACACGTTTTAAAAATCCAAAACCTAGATTTTCTGGGGATGAATTTCTTTATTCAGTTCCAGGTGTAGAGGGAAAATTAACTCAAAGTACTTATGACGCGTACGTAAACGAAAACACTAAAACAACTCCAACACCTGATGCAACAACGCAAGGTACTATACCAGGTTTTTCAGTGATTACAGAAGGTGATAAAACATTATATGTTGGACCAGATGGTCAGATATATGGACCAGAAACTTATGCATCTATTGCAGCGGGTATGTATCCAAATATCTATGACCCAAGAGCAAACGTAGCATCAGGCGGCATGCCAACAGGCATTATGAGATCAAATAAAGCCGGGGTTATGGAGAGAGATTACAGAGAGACAGGTGGATTTGTGCCTGTCGGAGTAAAAGAAAAAGCAGATGATGTGCCTGCCATGCTATCAAAAAATGAGTTTGTTTTTACAGCAGATGCTGTAAGAGGAGCTGGTAACGGTAGCATTGAAAGAGGAGCACAAAAGATGTATGATACCATGAAACGATTGGAGAAAAGGGTAGTATAATGGAGTTTGGAAGTTTTAAAGATTTTATAGAATCTACAGGTGATGAAGAACTTATGGATCTTTATCTTGAAGGTTTAAAATTAAAAGACATGTCTAAGTTAGAAAAAAGATTAAAAGAAAAAGGATATCAACCTGGAGAGTATGCTATGGGCGGCAGAGTATCAAAACAGACTGGCGGTATAACAGAATCAAGACAATTACCACCAGAGTTTATCGAGGCTGCACAGAAAACATTTTTAGCAGATCTTACAAGACAAGCTGGATTACCAAGTGTTACAACCGCAACAACACAACAACCTGGTGAGACTGCAGAACAGTTTGCAGCAAGACAGGCGCAGGCACAACAGTTTAATATCACAAGAGCTGGTATGGCTGAACTCGCACCACAGGTTGCAGCGCAAGATCCATTACAAGCAGCTGCATACACACAGGCTACAGATCCAACAAGAGGTCTTGGATCTTTTCAACCATTCTTGACAAAAGCAGGAACAGCCGCGGATGCAGCAACAGCACTGACTGGAACCGGTGCAGGGACAGGAGCGGGATCTATAGAGTCTTATAGATCACCTTTTCAACAACAGGTCATAGATACGACATTACAGGAGTTTGACAGACAGGCTCAGATTAGAAGAAACCAACAGGCAGCAGCTACATTAGGTGTTCCTGGTGCATTTGGTGGTGGCCGTGAGGGTGTACAAAGAGCAGAGTTTGATGCAGCAAGCGGCAGGAACCGAGCGTCTTTACAGGCGGGTCTATTACAACAGAGTTTTGAAAATGCGGCAGCAAGAAGACAACAGGATCTTGCAAATCAATTAAGTATATCGCAACAACAAAGAGGTCTGGGTGCAGCAGCACAAGATTTTAGTAGGGCACAGATATCTGGTCTTGGCACACTAGGTGCAGCACAACAGGCACAAAACCAAGCGATATTAGATGCGCAGAGACAGGCGGCACAGATGGCAGTCGATGATCCAAGAAGAAGATTAAGTTTATTAGGAACTGGCATAACATCAATAACACCAGGCGCTGGAGCAGTGACTTTACAAGAGGCACCAATGGCAGCAGCAGCTAGTCCACTAACACAGGCATTAGGTTTTGGATTGATGGGTGCTGACATATACGGAAGAATATTTGGAAATAGAAGATAATGGCTAGAGTTTTAAAAAGACCAATGTTTAGAAGAGGTGGGTCCACTAATGATGGTATCATGTCTGGACTT